TTAGGGTTGCCACCAATGACACCCCTGTTTGCGTTGTAAATCACGGTGTATTTTGCACCGCTACCGTAAAACCGTTTTGCAATGTTCCATAAACAATCACCACGCACAACCGTATAAGTCTGTGCTGCTGCCGGGGCGGGTGAATTGTTAGTTTCCCGCTTAGGCTCTGCACTTGCCTTTGGCTTGGATGCAGCAATTTTGATGTTGACTGTCTTTGTTCCATAGTCCCGGTACTGTTTCAGATTGAACTTGACTTTGAAGTCAAACCCGTTCTTGGCATCCTCTGAAATTTTGTAATCTTCCAAAGATACCTTCATGTTCGTGTTCAGCAGTTTTTTCCCCACCGGGGTCTTTCTGCACACAATGAACTGGAATGTCTTTTTGCCTGTTTTCAACCCTTCAAAAATATCAAAGAAATACCCCGCTTCTTTGAAACCATTCTTATACACCGCATAAGGATGTTTTACTTGCGGGATTTCTGCTTCAAATTCAATGTCGGTCAACCCGGTTTTTTTCAGGATATTGATTTCACCTTCATTTATCAGGTTGACCGTTTTGTTATTACCATTGATTTTGATGCTAATTTTTTCAGGGGTGACAGGAAAAAGGCATTTATCAAAATACATATCATATCCGCTTTGTGCCATTAGTCTGTACCCCCATTTGTTACTTCATCTATTGCTTCACCCATTGCATCATCTAATGCAGTGATAAAGCCATCAAGGTCAGTATCAGATGAAACATTATTGTTGTTTGTTTGGTTGATAGTTACTTCTGCGGTTGTGAATCTGTTAATTGATTCTTGTTCCGCAATGTCACGCAAATACTTCAAATCTTCTTCTGTAACATCCAAAGAATCCTTGATTTTGCCTGTGTTATCGTCAATGTTTCCAATGCTGTCACCCACGCCTGAATTTGCTATTGCATCATTGAACCCTGATGTGTAATCACCAACATTAGGAATATCTGTCTGACCGAATACATCCGACAGACTAAAGTTTGAAACCTTATCAGCAATACCGTCACCCCATGCTGCACCCGCATTGAACGCATCTGATGCCCAACCGTCCTGAAATGCATCAAAGGTTGTAAAACCTTCATTGAACGCATCACTGATTGACTGGTAATCTTCTTTGTTTCCGGCTGCTTCACTTGCTTTGGCTGCATAGTCATCCGCTGCGGATGAAATGCCTGAATAGTCAAATTCAACAAACGGTAACTTATTCAGTGCTGAACAAATACCTTCAATGACTGAAAGTGCCGTGCTTAACAGGTTGTAAAACCATGACTGAACAGAACAGATTGCATTGTGAAATGCCGTCATCATATTGGATGCGAGTGCTGCAATGGCGTTTCCAATACCCAAGGCAATGTTTGCCACGGTTAGACCCAAGTTCTTGAAGAACTGAATCACCACGTTCACACCACCAGTAATCACACCGAACCCTGAATTTGCAATACCTGTCATTTTTGCAATCGCATTACATACGGCAAAAATAACCACGATCAACGCAAGAATCAGCATGATAATCCAAGTTAAAGGACAAGCCATCAATGCAGCGTTAAGACCTTGCTGTGCTGCGGTTTCTGCGAATGTTGCACCTGTTGCCATCATTTGAGCAGCAGCCTTGACACCTTCTGCTATTGCCATGACACCGTTAATTGCTGCCACGATTGCAGAAATAGCAATGTATGCTGTGAGTGCTGCCACAATGCCGTATACGATAGGTGCAATGATTGACCAGTTATCACCTATGAAAGTACCGATTGACACCGCCAAATCAAACACATTCAGAAGGATATTCGCAAGGGTTGCCATTGCTTCAATAGCACCCTGAATGAAAGTCTGAAATGCTTCACTATTGGCTAAATCGTTCAGTCTTTGAAGAACAGGCTGAAATGCAATCAGTGCGGTGTTCTGCATTGACTGCCACATCTGCCCCCAAGTCATAGGCATTTCATTGAATTTGCTGTTAATGTCATCAGCAGCAGAAAAGATTGCTGCCTTAACTACATCAGCGGAAAGTTCCCCATCCGCTGCCATTTCCCTGATCTTACCGATTGGAACATCAAGATAGTCTGCAATGTTCTGAATCAGGTTAGGTGCTTGTTCAAAGATACTGTTCAATTCATCACCACGAAGGACACCTGAACCAAGTGCCTGTGATAACTGCAATTCTGCGTTTGCTGCTTCTTGGGTGCTTGCCCCGGCAATCGTCATCTGCTTTTGAATCAGATCAGCAAAAGCAACAACTTCTTCTGAACTGCTGAACGCATCCTTTGCGTTGTTACCGAAACGGGCAACAACATCAGCCATCTGACTGAATGAACCTCTTGCATCTTGTGCTGCTGCATATACCATGTTGACAAGTTCAGCGGTTGTCTGAACCCCGTCATTCATCATGTTCAAACGGGATGTTGTCTGAACAAGTTCGTCTGAAATGTTCAGTGCTTTCCCAACTGTCTGAATACTGACATAGGCTGCAACCGCCCGCTTGATGGTATTGGTCAGTTCATTTGCCTGTTGTGTTCCGGCTGAAATTTCCTGATTGAAACGCCCCTGTTCATCCACATTGTCACGGATGTACCTTTCTGTGTTGCCAACAGTCTGTGACAAACGTAAATAGGCATCATTGGCGGCAGAAACATCCATATTCTGCATTGCCTGATTCAGTGAATTTTGTTCCTGAATAGCCTGATTCAACTGCATACGCAACTGTTCCAGTTCTGCATTTGCATTGTCTGCCCCAACATTTACCGGGTTGTTCTCAATCTGCTGAATCCGCTGTTGAATTGCAGATAACCGCTGTTGCATGGTGTTCATATCCTGAACTGCTGCATCCGGCAGTATATCCATTCCCTGTGCGGTCTGTGAAATCCTTGCCTGTGTAGTGTTCAGTGTGTTCAACATATCGTTTGCACTCTGAACTTCTTGCTGAAATCGTTCAACACCTGTTCCTGTGAACACATCCACCCCGTCAGTG